TCGGTATTGTTTCTGTAAAGAATTTTGCAATTTCTCCTACTACTTTTCCTACCGTATCTTTTACGATGTTCCAGGCATTTACTACCGCTGCTCTTGCGTCTTCATTTGTCGCCACAAATCCGACTATAGCCGCTACCAGTGTAGCAACCAACGTAATAATTAACATCATCGGATTAGCAGCCATTGCCGCATTAACAAGTTTTTGTGCTGCTGCCGATGCTACAAGTCCGCCTTCCAGTCCCTTTACAGCTGCCACTACTCCGTTAATTATCGCCGCTACCTTAAATACCGCAAATCCTGCGCCTATAGCAGCTATTAAACTTGCTATCGTATCGCCATGATCTAAAATCCAGCCCAAGCTTTCCAGTATTTTAGGTAATACTGCTACAATAACTTCACTGGCTTTTTCTACCAGGTTTCCGAAGCCTGTAGCAACCTTGTCTAGTGCGTCACTCAGCTCTCCACTTGTTAAATTTGTCTGTAAGTCTCCTATTACGTTCGTAATATTTGTTACTGCATTTTTTAACGGTGTCTCGAACTTTTCATAAGCAGCTATTCCTAGTCCTTCAAGCCCACTCTTTAATATTGTAATTTTGCCCTGTAAGTTATCATTCATTGTCGCCGCCATATTTTCGGCAGCTCCCGTAGAATTTTCTATATAACCGCTCAACTCATTGAACCGCTCGCCGCTGTTCGCAAGTAGCGCGTTTACGCTCTTAAGGTCTACTTTATTAAAGATTGTATTTAAAACTTCTGTCTGTTCTCCCTGGGTCATATCCCCCAGGATTCCGTTAAGGTCTTGGAAAGTCTCATTTAACGGTCGCATATTCCCGTTTGCATCGAAGACTTCAAGCCCTAATTCTTGCATTTTCTTCTTTGCTGTATCTGTCGGTGCTGTAAGGCTTAAGATAACGTTTCGTAACGCTGTTCCGCCTTCCGCTCCCTTTGTTCCACTATCCGCGAATATTCCTAATACGGTATTCGCTTCGGTAACTCCGCCCGCTAAGCTCTTAGCCGTTCCGCCTACAGTAAGCAGCGCTTCGCCCAACTGCTGCACACTGGTATTACTCTTTTGTGAGGTCTTCGCCATTTTATCTACAAAGCTTTCTGTAGTTCCGGCTTTGTCCCCTAGTGCGCTCATGCTGTCCGTTACCATATCGGAAGCTGTCGCTAAGTCCATTCCCCCGGCTGCTGCCAGGTTTAGAACTGTTGGTAATGTCTCTACCGCTTTGTCTGCATCGTATCCGGCAAGTGCCATATAGTTAAGGGCTTCTGCTGCCTGTGTCGCGCTAAACTGTGTTGTATTTCCGGCTTCTTTTGCTGCATTTTCCAGTTTTGTATAAGCTTCGCTTCCCCCGGCTATTTCCTGGGTAGTCATACCCATAGTAGCCGCTACCTGGCTCATACCGCTCTCGAAGTCCATTCCTACACTTATCGCGCCTTTTGCAAGTTCCTTTATACCATTGGCAAGTTCTTTTACTCCGCTTATGATCGCGGAAGAAATAAGATTAGCTTTAATAACGTCGCCCAGGCTCAAAGTTTTGTTCCCGGCTTCATCCATGTTACTTCCCGCCGTCTGTATTTCCTGTCCGAAAACAGTCCATTTTTTTCCGGCGTTCGTTAATTCTTCTTCTGTGTTTTTTAATGCTGTATTCTGTTCAGTAAGCGCCGCTTTCGATTCATTCAGTTTAACCGTATTCTTCGCTATCGCGTCTTCCTGTTTCTTTACAGCATTTGTAGCCTTTGCGTGTGCTTCTTTTGCTTCTTCTAGCTGTGCATTTAGTTTTTGGCTTTCCTCGCTGTCTTTTCCAGTCGCCTTAACGCTATCTTCGTGGGCTTTTGTAAATTCTGCTACCTTCTGCTTTGCTTTGTCTTCCTTCTCAATCAGTTCTGTAAGCTTCTGCTTCTGGGCTGTTAAGTTGGTTTCCTGTAGCTTGATCGCGTCCGTTTGCAGCTTAATCTTACTTGTAAGCTCCGTCTTTTTCGCCTTAAGTAAATCTGTTTGATTTCCTAATGCTTTCGCCTGTGCTGCTTCTACCTTGTATTCACTGGTAACAAGCTTCATTTGCGTAAGCATTGATTTCATTTGACTGGTAAACTCGCTTGTATTCGCCCCTACTCTGAGACTTGCACCAGCCATTTATTACGCTCCTTATGTCTACTTTTCCCGGTCATATTCGACTTGAAATACAACGTAGTCCAATAAGTCGCTTAAATCTGATTCTAAGCACTCCTTATAGCTGTTCCGCATACTTTTTATACATATCTGTAGGATAGCGTCTAGGTTATCCCCGTATGATCTCCATACATCTTCCTGTGTCGTTTCTTCAATGTATCCGTTTTCCTGGTCGTATTCATCGAACGCACTACCCTGGTCTTCTTCCATCGTTCCGCCCAGCATTGTACCTAGATACCTTATTTTTTCATTTACAGAAATATCTATGATTTCTACTATCGCTCCAAACGTGTCTATAATGTCTGTTACGTCCAGCCGTTCTATTTCTTCATTCTCTACCCTGTCGTTAAATACAACCTGTATCACGGCAGCGTACAGCTCTAATAAGTCGTCTTCATCATCTGTACGGCTAATTTTTTCCATAAGCTTTATAAATCTTCTGTAAGCATATGTCGTTATTCTGTATAGCCTTTTATCTCCTTCCTCACATTCCAGGTAATAATCTATTACACCTGTGAGCTTAAATTTTTTTTTGCGCCCGCTGCTTCGTCCTTTAACTTTTTAAGGATATTCGCGTTAATTAGTCCGAAGTTAAAAATAATCTCCGAAACATCTTCTAAAGATTTATTCGCTTCTTCAAAAGTAAACTGATTATCATATACCAGTACGATAGTGTTAATCATTTCATCCAGCTCCGTATCTGTATATGTCTGTTTCTCCGGGCGCGTCAGTCTTTCGTATACCTCGCGGAAAGCTTTGTATTTCTTTCTTCCAATCTTTCCGCAATCGTATTCTTTTCCGCCGATTGTAATAATATTTGCTTTCCCTGTCTTTGCCGTCTTTTCTGCTTGTAAATTGCTCTTATTCAGTATTTCCGCATTGATAAGTGAGAAATTAAGCAGAATATCCGGGATTTCGTCCAGCGCGTCGCTGGCTTCATCAAATGTAAACTGATTCCCGTATACCTCTACGATAGATTCAATCATTTTATCTAAGTCTTCATCTGTGAAAACCATAGAATTAGCATCTTTCTTCAAAAAGCTATCGAACGTTTCACAAAATGATCTGTATTTTTCTCTTGTAATTTTTCCGCTTTCATATTCTTTTTCGTTAATTGTAATTCTCATTTTTATACCTTTTAGCGGTGTCATATTCTGACACCGCCCCCTTTTTCTCTTTTTACGCTGCTACATCTGCTTTGTATTCCTGTACCGCTCCGAACCATTCCGCAATAGCTTTTTTAGCGTTTGTATGTTCTTCTAATAACTGCGACTCATCTACTTTAAGTGCATAGAAGCGCTTTGCTTTTCCATCTACTGTATCTTCTTTCTTTCTCGCATAGAATGTAAAAGTAATTTTCTGTGTCTGCGCCGTCTTCTTGTCCTTGATCGTCTCGTAAGACTCTTCCGGGTGCTCTGCTTTTCCGCAATAGTACCATACAAATTCGTACTTCCCGTTGTTCTGCTTCGCTCTGAATCCTAAAGCTACTTCTTTCGCTCTGTCGCTCTCTGATTTTACCAGGTAGCCGCCTTTATACAGAGAATCGAATAACAGCGCATAATCTCCCGGTGTCAGTCTGTTTACTTCCAACTCGATCTCTGCTTTTACAAATGTCTCTGTAGTATCCTCTACTTCGTCGTCACTGTATAAGTACTCTACCTCGAACGTCTCTTTAATAGTTGCTGTGATTGCTTTCGCCAGCCTGGTAGGTATTTCCGCTGCATATGTTGTAGCGTCGTTTGTGGTAACTGCTGCTACGCAAATATCTTTTAAGCCTACTACTCTGCTTCTCTCGATTGTCTGCTTATTTTCCTGGACTTTCATTGCTTTAATCTTCTCCTTCGGTATTTATTAAAAAATAAAATCTTGCTGCTTTATGGTATATTTTCGTATCCTGTTCATAATCATCATTCCCCGCAAAATATGTAAAGCCCGCCTTCTTAAGTAATTTCTTTATTTTCCGTTTCAAAAGAAAACAATCTTCTTCACTCCATATATCTACCTGTATATAGTATTCTTCTGCTTCGTTCTTATCGTCGCTATGGTTTACGTCTGTATCCGTTATATAGTAAAAAGTAATGTGTGTATCGTTTATATCTTGGTTGTACCAGCCTTCTTCTACGTGCTTTCCTGTTATACCTATTACTTCTGCTATATATGCTGTTAAATCCAGGTCTTCGTTATTCGGATAATCCGCTATAATCTGCTTAAGCTGCTGTTTTTCTTTTTCGCTTAGAAGTGCCATATTATCCCTCTAACTTTTCCTTTAAAACTTTCTCGTATTCTTCTTCTGCTATACTCTTTAGTGCTTGATACGTCGGGCGCGCTGCTTCCAGCATGAATTTTTTAGGCTTATGCATCGTTGTACCCCATTCATGGAACTTCATGTAGAAGAATGGCGAAGTATCACTTTTTTCCCAGCCTATAACTTCTCCATAGTTCCCGCTTTGTGTTGTTCCCTTTTCCGGCACATTATCCGCCGCGTGCTGCCCTGTTCTGCTGCCGCGTCGCCCGGATTTCATAGGGTTTTTGCTGTATGCTTTCTTTCTTATCTGCCCTTCTGATTCTTCTAAGCCAACTTTTCCGGCTTTCTTTACAATCTTTTTATTTATGGCTTTTAGTTCTGACTCCGTACTGAGTCTTTCTATTTCTTTCTGCACTTCGTCCAGTCCTAAAAAATTCATAGTGATATTGAAACTCATACTACTTCTTGTCCTTTAAGCACTACTTTTTTACGGTCGTACTTTCCGTAATCTGCATTGATAAGCTTAAATATGCGTTCGCCCCATACTACCCGGTATTCTTTCGTATTCAATGCTTCCAGGGCTTTACAATAGCGCGTTTCAAAGTTCATTACATTTTCTAGCTTTGCTTCCAGTGCTGTATACAGTTCTTTCCCGTATAAGCTTTTCACTTCGCACCAGCATTTTAAGTAATCATTCCACTTTTCTACTGGTCGCCCCTTCTCTACAGTCTTTTCTCGTTTCTGTATCATTACATACATATCACTACCCCACGTTCGCCAGCTTATCTAGTATAGTTTTTGTAATGTTATCCTGTTTTGTATTATTACTTACGGTAGTCCCTCTAATATCATACATATCGCTTATTATTTTCTTTTGTAAGAGGGTAGCAAGTCTGCACCCTCTCTTATATTCTTCTTCACAGCTATACTTATTCTTTTCCCGGTATGCAGTACCTACGCAACCGTCTATATAAGCTTCTGATATTTCTATAAGCTCTGTGATATAGTCGTTATCGTCGTCATATCCTACACGTAAATATTCTTTCGCTTCCTGTAATGTGATCGCCATGATCTACCGCCTACGCTGGTGTGAATTCTACTTTAAAATCTGCTCTTTCGTCCAATTTCTCACAGTCAAAGCGTTCCTGTACTTTTAATGCCAGTTCGTCAGACTCGAAGAAAACAGATTTGTCCGTGGATACTGTATAGCCTTTTCTCTCGAAGAATTTAACCAGCGCATACAGGTTTACTACATAAAAAATCATTTTTCCTGTAGCGCTTGCTGTAATGTCTTCATCACTCAGCGTAATAAGTTCTTTGCCCTGGAAGTATTCCTTACCATTTACCTCTTTAACCAGGTCTAAGTTTCTTCCGTTCTTGTCTTCCTGGGACTTCAAGTACACGCTGCCGGAAAGATTTGTAATTACTACTACTCTTCCTCGAAGCGTCGGTAATACTCCGTCAATGATTTTCTTTACATCTCTCCAATCTTTCGCACCTGTAGACTTGTCTACCGCACTTCCTTCTACGATCTGCATAATTTCATCATTTTCAGTATTAACCCCAGCCTCCGCGAAGTCCGGCTTAATAACTTCCTGTACGATATTAACGGCTTCGTCTTCCTGTAAATCGTTTGCGATTGGTACAAGTGCGCCGTAATTTTCAATGTTGTACTGAATGTCCTCTGTATTTGCTGCTTCTCCTGTAAGCTTCGTTCCAGATTTATACTTTTTCAGCTTTTTACCGCCAATTTTTGCAAATGGCATTTTACCATGATTAGAAGTTGCTTTAATGATATGACAATGGTTTTTAAGGCTCGGGAATCCATCTCTTAATACCTGGATATCATTTACAAACTGTTCCGGCAGAATAGCGGCGTTTCCGTCAATGTTTACCGCTGCTCTTTCTTCGTCTGTTAATGCCGCTTTTCCATGCAAAGCAAATTTAACGGCAGCTCTCAACTCGCTTACTGCTCCTGTGGTTCTACTTTCTTTCTGTTTTCTCTGTCTTCCCAGGTCTTCCCGCTCTTCGTCGTCTTCTGCTTCTCTTACTGCAAGTAATTTCTGCAATTTTCTTTTTTCTGCTAACGCTTCCTCTGCCTTGTCCGCGTCTCTGCTTTCCAGGTATCCGTTAATTTCCTCTGTTTTCTGTGTAATCGCTTCTCTTAATTCCTGTACTGTCATTTCGTTACTCCTTATTGTTTTTATCTGCGATTTCTAGTAGTCTCGCTTCTTTTCTCAGCTCTTCCAGCCTTTGCTCTTCTTTTGTATCTTCTTTCATACGTTCAAAACTTCTACAGTTAATTTGTGAACTGTCATAAGCTGGGAACGTACACGGGCTTACTTCTAGCAGCTCCGCTTTTATAATGCTTCTTTTGTACATTTCTTCGCCTTCATGTTGTACCTTGCTCCATTTATCTTCCTGGCAGATAAAACCGAAGCTACTACCGTCTACATCTCCACGCTGCACGCTTTCCCGTACATCGTTTCCCCATGTATTATTAGGCAGATCAATGTCGTAATTCAGCCCGGTAGTATCCCCCGTGTTAAATCTTAGTGTGTCCGTTTTCGTATTTCCAAGCGGGCGGCTTGTGTCGTGATTCCATAAGGCTTTTATCTCGCTTCCGCTCTCTTTGCATCTGCTTAAGCTTTCATCGAAGCACCCGGCGGCGATTTCCTCTAAATATTTGTCGCCCCAGCGATCAGTAATAACTACAGGCGTATTATACTTAACTGCATATCCGCCAATCGTCCGGCTTTCTCCGCCTTCTGCCGCTGCTCTTACTTCAAGCTGTATTTCCTGGGCTGCTACATAATTTCTTTTTTCCTGTATTCCTACTGTTTCTTCCCTGTTGTGTGTTTCATTCTTCGGCATTACCCTTTATCTCCTTTCCCAAATCTTTAAGCTTAAGCACACCCGCATTTACTATAAGGTCGTCGCCGTCCTCTGTGGTTTCACGTCCAAGTTCTAACCTCGCTTCGTTCGGTTTCATAATTCCACCAGCCACATAAGCGCATAGTATTTTTTGCTGTGTTTCCGGCGAAGAACGTAATATTACATTTGTGTTATGCTTCGCTTTATACCCTTGTGTTCTTTCCTCTTTTGTTAAACAGCTCCACGTAACTTCCTGTTCGATTGACTCATACAAGATAAGCAATGTATCTACTAAAAAACTTAACTGCTGCTGTTCTAGCGAATTATTATTTGTGTCTTTCAAGTCATTAAGCTGATACATTTTTATACCGAATAGCGCCGCGATCTGACTAATAGACATTCTTCTGATCTGTTCGTATTGCGCGTCTGCCAGCGATAAATTAACGGGCTGTACATTAAATCCCGCTGGTACTGTAAAGATGCGTTTCCCTTTACTGTAAAGCTTTCCAAACTTTTCCTGTATCTTTTTAAGCTCTTTTTCGTCCCTTATATCGCTTGTAAGCTGTATTACCATTTTGTTAGTCAACCCGTTATCAAATAACGTATTAAGGTAATTCTGCGCTTTAATCTGTACGTCTATCGTGCTTTTTACGATAGTCCTTACTGCTTCCGTGTTGATTCCGTCCATAGTAAAGCCTTTGAATATCAGCAAATCCTCATAAAAGGCGCTTTCGTTCATTCCCGTACCTGGTACTTTGAAATCAACTAAAACTTTATGCTTTTTGGTTGATCTGAGTACACCCGCATCGTCTATAGTGATTCCTTCTATCGTGCAAGGGTACAAAGCTTCTATTTTCCCTTTTCTTCCGTACACTTTTACCGCTCCGGCTATGCCTTCGTGCTGCCTGGTGGCTTCTATTGCCTTCCAAAAGTCTACCGCCGTCATATACGGGTTTGGTCTTAAGCTCAAAAGTTCATATAACGGGTGTTCTTTTGCCCTTCTTTCGCCTGTTTCCGTGTCCTGGGTAAGATATAGCGGCGTTTTCGCCACTGCTTCCGACAGCTTTTTTATACAGGTAAAGTAGGTTGCTTCCTTCATTGCCGCCGCTGGTTGGTCTTCTTCTATCCCGAAAACCTTTAAAAAAAGCTTTTCTTCGTCCGTAAGTCGCGGCGTATCGTCTACTTCTTCGCTTCTTTTTTCCAAAAAATCCAAAAACATTAACTTTTACCACTCCTTACTATCATAATCGCGACTGCTGCCAGCTCAGCAGCTAAAACATACATACCGATATGCGTGTTTATGTCGTATGTCGTCCCAAACACTACCGCCATAGCTGCCAATAATAGCCCGTCTGCGATCACTATTTTTTTCTTTATGTTTTTTAACTTCTTAAGCATATTTTTTCCTTCTTACATCGCGTCCAGGTATTCCACCGGGTTATAGTGTTCAATACCATTTTCTTCGATGCACAATAGCAAGCCCATAAGCATAGCTATTACACCGTCGATTTTAAATTTACTTTTCTTCTTGCTGTACTTAACTCCTAACATTTCGTCGTAAACTGCTATACAGTTCTTCGCCATGAATCGGAAGCACTCATTTTCTGCAATAATCAGCCTTTCGTCTACTAATAGGTTCTCAAAATCGTTAATAACCTGTGTCATGGTCTTAGTTCCCTGTCCTATCGGGATAACGTCCCAGCGGTCTTCTAATCTGTTTATGATTGTTGTACTTCCCCACTGGTCGAAGCCTATCTGTTCTATCCTGTATTTTTCGTCCAGTTCTACCGCATGGTCTAAGAAGCGTTCAAAATTTACATATTTTCCGTCTAAAGCTATCAAATCGCCTTTTTTTATCCAGTATTCATAAGGGTTATTGTCCTTATGTTGCCTGTATGCTACCGTTTCTTTCGGCGTATACAGGTACGGTACTACGATAAATCGCCCGGTTGTCTCTTCATAAAATACCAGGACAAAGCCCGTAATATCATTTTTACTTGATAAATCCAAGCCACCCCAGCACTTCCAGCCTTCTAGGTCTTTCGTGTCTACCTTTTTCGTACACAAGTCCCACAAATCCATATTTATAGCACCTTTTTCATGGTCTAACGCTACGTGCTGGTTCAAAAACATACGCCTAAACATATTTTCCTGTAAAGGCATAAGTCTTATACGCTTTGCAAAGTTCGCCAGGTCTTCCAGTTTCCTAAATACTCCTAACGCCGGGTTTGATTTATACCATTGTGTTTCGTCCTCTACATTACAATCCTTATCAGCTTCGTAAATCCTGTAGTAAAAGCTCGGGTCGTTCACTTCTCCGGCTTCTATTTTCTTCGCCATAGTGTAAAGCTGCATTTCCGGGTTTGCCGGGTCTTCTCCGCTGGAAGCCGTTGTAATTGTCATTATTAGCGGCTCGTCCCATGCTCCTTGCCCCGTTCTTAACTTTCCATACATTTCGTCGTTTTTTGCCTGGTGTATCTCGTCCAGGACGGCTACATAATCATTAAAACTGTCGGCGTTGTCTGCATCTGACGACAGCACCATAAGCTTATTACCGTTATCTTTTCGTATAATGGTTTTCGTACTGCTTGTAATCTTGCAGTAGCGGCGTAGTGTCTTATTTGCTTTTATGAAATGCTCTACCGTTCCGTACAGCTCGCCCGCCTGTTTGGTTGTATTTGCCGTTAAAATAAAAAGCGCGCCGAAGATATGCCGCTGGCAGAAAAATAGGTACACTACTATAATCGCCGCTAGAAATGATTTACCATTTTTACGCGGTATATTTATATGTGCTTCTCTATGTTTTCGCTTACCGTCTTCCCTTCGCTTCACACATAGTATTTCTGTTACTATTTCAAACTGAAATTCTAATAAGTCAAAGTTTCGGCTTGCTCCTCTGTCATTAGTCAACTTCGACACGAACTTAAATACTTTCTTTGCTTCCTCTACATCGTAGTAGTATTCTTCCGTATCCCACTTCTTTTGTAACTTCTCCAACCAGGCAGCTAAAAGCAATTCCTTGTTAATCATGTGCTATCATTCCGTCCAGCTCTGCGTCTATGCCGCTTTCGCCTTGTGCGCTCTCTGCTTTCATTCTTTGTCGCGCTGCTGGTGTTAATCCTAATTCTTTCGCCCAGGCTCTCATTTCTGTCTGTGCTTTGTTTGCTATACTTACCTCTGGTCTTTGTTGCTCGTATCCGTTATCGCCCACTTCCATACTGTACCCTTTTTCATCTATGATCTGTTCGCATTTCTGCCACTTTGCATAGTTCGTGCAATATGCTTCTAGGGCTTTAAGGTCTTTGTCTGTAAATTCTTTTTCTTCTTCTGCGAAGATTTTCGCTATCCTTCGCCACTCTTTTTTAGCCGCATCACTTAGCCACTTCGGGCAAGGCTTCGGCTTGTTTTTTTCCGTCTTTTTTTCTTCTTTTGCCATACTGCCACCTTCTCAGACACCCCCCTATATAAAAAATCGGCGTTTTTTTTCACAACAGATTGAACTCGGGACTTTAAAAAGGCTTTAAAAACTTTTTATATCCCCCCACTGTCTCCGAACTCACGCCGGAAGCGCTGTAGCATATCGTAAAGCGTGCGCTGCATCTTCTTTTTTGCCATGTAGCCGCGATCATATTCTTTATGTATGCGTCTATGGTTCGCTTCGCTCAACCCTATTACATTGTCTCTATCAAGTCTTCTATGCCATGCTTCTACTATCTCTTCTATGTGGTGGTACTGCTCTGCTTCTATAATCTTTCCTGTGGTATAGTATTCAAATATATCTATACCAAACTGCGCCGCTGCCTGGCTCGTTCTGAATCCTTCCCAGGGCTTGCTGTTATAAAACTGCTGCCGCCGGGCTTCCTCTTCGTTCTCCATACGCTTACGCTTGTATTCTCTGTACTTCTCTCTGTCTGTGTTCTTGTGCCTGTCACAATACTTAACCCCAGCTTCTACTACCTTGTGGCAGCCCGGGTAACTGCATAACTTCTTAAGCATCTATCTTTCTTCTTTCATAGTGCCGCCCTGGATTTCATGCGGCACTTGGGAGGGTTCACACAAACAAAAAAGAAGAACCAGGCAAAGGGTGCTTTCCTTTACCTAATTCTTCTTGCGTTTGTACTTATAGATTACCATAAAGTTTTCTATGTTTCAATTCCTTTTTGCCGTGTTCCCGCTATACTTTGCTTAGTTTTGCTACCGTTTTTTCTTGTGGCTGGCAGTCCGTGTATTCTCTTCCAGTTATTACTCTTGTCCTGGTTCTCACGTAACAACTGCTGCCGCCGCCTGGCTCGTATGATCTGCTTTTCTCTGTCTCTTATGTTGTACCGTTTTAATTCTTTCTTTGCTTCTTTACTTCCTAACCGTGTTTGTACCTTAAGTCCTGCTATTATTGCTTCCTTCATAAGCTTCTCGTCCCACTTCTTTAAGTTGTCCTGTATATTCTGTATAGTTCTATTTAACCTTTCTGTATCCAAAATGTCCTGTAATCTTATGTCTTTCAAGCTTGTAATCTTTTTTATCATTCCTTTTTCTCTCCTATCACTTCCAGGTTGATAGGCTCTATCATATCGTCTAGCATTGCGCAGTAGGGTTTCTTATTCCCTGGTGCTGCTTTTAAATTCACGTAACGGAAATGTACAAAGTAAGCGTACATATCTTCCGTGTTCGGCAGCTTCCGTATTTCCTTTACCGTTCCTATCTTTCCCAGGATATGCTTAATATGTTTCTGTCTTACGCCTACTTCCTTAAGCCTGGCTTCACTGCATATTATCCGTACCTTCTGATTTTTCTTAATCTCCATATCGCCACGCTCCTAAATCCATGTTTCTACCACGCATTTACAGTCTTCTTTATCTCTCACAAATGGCAGCATAGCCGGGAAGCGCTTTGTAATATCTTCCCGGATTTCTTCTACTGTATTTCTTGTTATAATAATATTCGTTGGCTTCGTCCCGTCAAATAATCTAGCTACGCATTTGTCCGGGTAATCACTCGGTCGATTATATACGCCTATACATGGTATCTGTATTTTTCTTATATCAATCTCCATAAAGCTTCTAACTTCTCTCGTTTTCATTCTTTGCCCTTTAGTAATCATAGTCCTCTTCCTCTCCATCTTCCGGCTCGCAATATTCACACATAAAACAAGTTTTACATTCACATTCCGTTACAAGTGTTGTTGTGCTTTTATACCTTTCGCACCACATTGTTATTTCCTTTCCGTGTCAGATTCTGACACCTTTTATTTTTCTTCTTTGCCTAAGTATTCCTCTATATTCATTTGTCCCGGTAAGTCAGCTTCCTTTTTTTTCTTCGGGTCTTACTTTTATTCCCAGGATACACCAGCCTTCTTCTAAGCCGCTGTAATCTTCCAGCATATAGATAATATCCGCTTTTATCTCTCTTCCTGTATTGCGTCCGTCTTTGAACTCCATAAGCTCTAATACGTCGCCTTCCTTGTATCCCCGGTCATTCTTCCGAAGTTCAAAGCTTTTCTTGCCGCTTGCCACATCATCAAAGTACATAGCCGCAAGCCGTATAATGTGTGTCTTTGGTTCTGCTGCCGCCGCTTCGCTCGGTAGTGTCTCCATTTTCTTATCATCGGACTGCTGCCGTAGCTTCGCTTTTGTATCCCGGTCTATTACCGCCTGTTCTTCCTCATACTTTTGTTCTTCTGTCTTCTCCGCTTCTGCCTTATTCGTGTACTTATCGCACTTTTCACAAGTTCCCGTTTTTACGTTGCACTCACTGTAATACAAGCAAGAATAGCATAGGCTCGTAATGCTTTCCGGGTGTGCTGGCTCGTAATCGTCGCCCGGCTTCTTTTCTGCTTCTTTCTTCTCTCGTTCTTCTTTTACCATTTCCCGAACGTCTTTACTTAACAACTCTCCGTTTTCAATAACTTCATGCTGTTTTGCTTCCGGCAGCCTAGACGTTTCATAAGCCGTAGAAAAGTTTATTTTTCCGTCCTTAAATGCTTCCTTACCTTCTTCGCACAAATTGTTATTGATACTGTTGATCTGATTTATTTTACCTGTAGACTTCCCGGTAACATTCGCTATATAGTCTCTCATTTTTCCCTCTATAACCAACTCTCCGGCTTCCTTGGCTTGTTCCAGGTACTTTTTAAATTCAGCTACGCCGTTTGTTAATTCCCAGTCGCTAAGCTGTCTATTAAAGATATTTGCACTATGAAGTGTCAGCATAAATAAGCTTTCGCTCATTTCCTTTATCTTACAGTCCACAAGCTTAAATTCGTCGTGCCCACGCTCGATATTAAGGACTGCTGCCGCTGTACGTCTATGTCCTACTATTATTCTGTCCTGTCCATCTACGCGCCCTACTATGATTTCCTGTAGCTGTCCGACTAAAAGCATATTGTCCGCCAGTTCTTCTATATTGTCCTGGCTGTATTTGTTATGCTCTGACGGAATCAATGTACGTGGGTCTAAGCGTACCTTTCTATAGTCCTTTGCGAAAATAATATTTTTCTTGCTGTTTGCGTTAAGTCTGTCACCTATGCCAATCTTTCCCATTGCTCTATCTCCTTTCTTCCGTACCTAAAATTTAAACTTTCTAGCTTCTTTCTCCCAATCAAAGCCCGTATAAGCTATACATCTTTTGCAATTTTCCATAATATCAAAGCCTAAACATTTTTCGTCTTCGTCTTTTCCTGGGTGTCCTACCGTCTTAATCAATCCGCATTTTCTTTGTCTTTCTGCTATACGGCACTCTTTGCACATTACGCCTTTCTTTCCAACTGTCGCGCCTTCTATCCTTGCGTAGTGTGTCGCCCAGGCTTTGCTTACTCCTGTTCCTGTGCTACTCCAACCTGTTATATTTTCTTTGCACATATCACACGTTACTATCGTATTTACTTCCCTGTATATCCCCATGCATTAGCCCCTTTCTACATCTTTTACCTTCTTTATTTCCAGCCACAAGCCTTTTTTTCCGTCCTTCTCGTATAGGAAATCTGTATCATACCCTTGTCGCTGTAATATATTATGCGTCTCTACTAAGTCGTCTTTATCTGCGCATTTTATTGTATCTCCTACTTTTAACATCTTTATATCCTCTTTCCCATGTACTCTAATACCAGGTTCTTATAATCTCTTGTCGCCGCGCTTCTCGGTGTAGTCTCTAACAAGCTCTGCCCGTTCTCATACGTCCAGGCTGTTACTTTCTTGCTATGTCTGATATGTGTAGTAAATACGTCGTATTTGCTATTTCTTAAGACTTCCTCGCCTTTTATTACATCAATATCTTTCGTATACATTGTTACCAGGCAGCGCACGCTTTCCAGTTTTTCGTTATATGGTCTAATTTCCTGTATAATGTCGTCTAGCTCTTCCATTCCGTCTAAAGCGTTCTTGTCTGCCTTAATCGGTATAATAATGTCTTCTGCTGCTGCCAGTGCGTTAAGTACTTCTATCCCTACGCTCGGGTGGCAATCAATAATACAGTAGTCGTATTCTTCTTCCACCTGGTTTAAGATATTTCTTATTCGTCCTATCTGGTCGCTGTCTTTATCCGTTATAAGGTCGTCTGCTGCCGCGATCATGTTCATATTTGCCGGGATAATATCTAAGCCCCAACGCCCACTCGGTATAATTACCTCTTCCGCTGATAGCATCGGATTTCTAAGTACGTCTTCCATGCTCGGCTTATCGTAGCTGTGCTTTCCGAAGAATTTAGTAACTGCTGCCTGGAAATCGTTATCTATCAGCAATACGTTTTTTCCGTGTGCCTGGCTCATAATCAAAGCCATGTTAATAGCTGTTGTACTCTTTCCAACTCCGCCCTTTAAGTTCACTACTGCTACTGTTCTCATTCGTTCTACCTCACTTTCTTTTATTTCACTTTCCACGCTGCTAAGCCCATATTTTCGACCATTAAGACACAGTAGCCATCTAACAAGCCTTCTATTTCTCTTTCTGTGCTGTATACCTGTACTGTAAGCTTCTTCCCGGTAAACTTCCCGTTATCTTCTTCCAGTAATATTAAAATATCGTCCGGCTCATATCCCCTGTCTTTCAATATCATGTATGTAGAGTAAGACGCTTCCAGTTCTGTAGCTGTACCCTTATCGCATTTTTCATAATATTTCTTGCCTATCTTTCTTTCGTCCGGCTCAATATGTAATTTTCCTCTTAACCATTCAATCGCCTTCATTTGTAAACCTTCCCTTTCTGCGGCGGCAGCTTCCCGCTCCGCCGCTGGTGCTTCGTTTCCGTGTTTCATGTGTGACATATTATTTCCTTGCTTCGCCATATAACCATAAGCAGTTACAAGCTTTTTATCTTTTGTACTGTTTTTTACGTTGCTGGTAGCAGTCCCGAGCTTAACGTGTCGTCTATCGTCCTTCCCTGGCAGCCTTTGTTATTACATTCTCTACAATCTGCGCCGCAAAAACCTATAAACCTCTTCTTATTCGCCCGTTCTGTAATCTTTGCTTTTTCCGGTGGGTATGTATCGCTTGCTATTTCTAAGCTGTCTATCGTCCCTTCCAGGTATGCAGTTATCACGCTTATAGCCGCTTCGCTTCCGTATGCTATTACAGCTTTTCCGCCAATTCCATTTATCGTATCTATAAACTTAAGCTGATTGTCCGAAGCTTTGTTATTTCCTACTTTCAGTTCTACATACAGATTGTTGTATTTTCCCGAAGCATACGGTAAGCAGATATCGCTTACGCCTGGCTTCATTCCCTGGCGCTTAAGTTCTGCTCCAGCTCTTACGCTTCGCTTTCCTTCGTTTGCTGCATGGTACATAGCTTTAAGCTGTGGGTATTTCCCTTTTTGCCACCTCGCCCAGTCGAATACGTTTCGCTGTGCCTGGTCTTCTGATTCCGTCATATTCATGCTTATATGTCTTCTCCCGTGATTATCATTATCGCTACGCCTATAATAATTATTATCGCAAGCCACCACATAAGCCCTACGGTTAGTGATGTTCCGATTTCCGCAATTATAAGCGCTGCTTTGTCTTTGCCTTCTAGCTTTTCTCTGTAGTACCCTTCCTCTACTTCTCTTATCTCTCTTCTCATATCATCTATAAGCAGCCACAGTAACGTAAATGCAGCAGCTACTACAAGCCCGGTAAGATAGATTGCTTTAATCATCTTTTTCCCCTTCTCTCTGTGCCTTCTCGCTTGCCTTTTCCGGCACTTTCGCAATATATGTACCTACTGCCTTTTTGATCTCGCCCGCCTTTTCTTCTGTGATATTCTTTCTATCTGTTTCTTCCTTAAGTACCGCTTCTAAACCTTGTCCAGTCAGCGCGATACCTTCCGCTAAGCCCTGTTCGTAACCATTGTTGTAACTTTTGTCCGTTACTCTCGTTAAGTACCCGTCTAATTCTTTGCGGCTCATTCTCTTAATTTTTCTTGCTAGATCTCTGTCGATTCCTAAAGTTTTTCCCATTCTAGTTCTGTCTCCTTCCAGGTTTGGTTGATTTTTACAAATGTGTAGGTGAAGAACGTATAACCTGTCTTTTCGTGTATTCCTTCCTGTACGCTGTCGCCGTCCAGTATGTATTGCTGTTCTAGCTTCTTCGGAAGCCTTGCGATACGGTTATACCAGCCTTTGTCTTTTACTGGCTCTTTCCTCAACACCTTCGGTTTCCTTAAGTTCCGTGAACTATTCCAGCGCTTTCCTTGCAGTGCGTCCGGGCTTCTTAACATTCCGTCGCTTTGCTTTATCAGATACGACGCTAATTTAGCGTACTGTCCTGTATCGTCTAGCGGGTTGTGGTGTGTCCTTCCTCTTCCCTTCCAGCACCGTACTATAGCTTGCTGGCTTATCTCTTCGGGTGTATTTATGACTAAGTGATGATGCAGCGCCCCTTTCTTCCCGATCTCCATTACATGAATGTACTTGAATGGAATACCGTGGCGCTTATACAGCTTTCGCATTTCCCTTAAGAAGTCGTCTGCATCTTCCCGCATCTGTTTTCTTCCGGCGGGTCTTCTCTCCTTTCTGTAGTCTAATACCAGGTGTGTATCCCCTTCCTGGAAGTTCTCATTTATCAGCCTTCTTAACTTCTTCTCTGCTGCTCTCTTATTCACTTTAATCTGTTCTTCTTTGGTAAGTGCTTTCCTCTTCCCTCTCTTTATTCCTTTCTTCCCGTATCTGCTGCTATAGTACTTCATTACCTCTACAGTTCTACCCGCTTGTACTACCTCTATGATGTATGGCATATATCCTAACTCCTGTTCCTAAAGTTAATACTTTTATCAAGCCTTAAAACTGGTAAAATCCCTTGAATTTAAAGGCTTTCCAGTTGCTTTTTTGCCGGATATTTGCTATACTATCTTTGTGAGTTTAAGTACAGCTTTGTACGGCAAAGCCGCTAAGTTATTTCCCGATAACCTAGTGGCTTTTCTTTTTGTCTATCTTCGTTTTCGGGTGTATGTGCTTACGCTTCTTTCGTTAAGTCTGCTGCTACCATTTCGTATTTTTCAATACTCAACTCGTAGCACGTTCTTACTTCTGTTTTTTCATGTTCCAGCTCTTTTGTGTACTCTCTACTTTGTAAACGTCCCTGTACCTCGATACAGTCCCCTACTTTAAGATTCTCTGCTGCTCTTGCTGCTGTTCCGTTCCATGTGATCGCCGGGATATAATCACTTACGCCGCTTTCATCTTCTCGCCAGCACGCTAAAACCATATCTGTTATACGGATTCCTCGCGGCGTTGTCCGCATATCTCCAATTTTGCACACATACCCGGTCATAATTACGCCGTTTGTATCTCCTGTGTACTCTTCGTCTGTGATCTCCTGGGCGCGTACTGAAATATGTAGCTTGCTATGTTCTTTTCCTTCTAAGTTGCGTGTTCTGATTCTTCCAGTAACCTTAAGTTTGATTTGTAAAATATCTTTGTTTTTGTCGATCGCTACCAGGCTTTCAAAAGCTGGCGTACCTTCTTCTACAATTACCTGGGTAATATCCTTAATTCCACTTACCCTTTCTGTTGCAATGCTAAAGCCGTAGTACGCTGTTCCTTGCTTATCTACGCTTACCTGGTGCGGATACTCTAACGGTTCTCCGTACAGTGTTATATAGTTATTCATCGGTTTTATTCTCCTTCTCGTCGTTCTTCGCTTCCCAGTACCTACCTTCACTTTCGTAGTAAAGTTTATACATTCCTGGCGACCACTCGCCCGTTACAATCGCGCTATCCATACTCACGCACAACCCCATATACTCGGTTGTTTCATATGGGTAAGTGCCGGAAATATGTATACAGCCTTGATACTCTCGCGTTACGCCTGTATCGTCTGTTACCGTAATTGTTCCCCAGGTGTCTTGTTCTGTCTGTATCTTCCCGGTTTCCGGCGCTACTGCTGTTACTTCCGGCTGGTTCTCTTTTGCAACAATCGCGGCAAGTAACGCAATACAAACTACTGCGATCATTCCCGCGATTCTCTTACTACATTTAGTGCTTGCTCCGATGATTCCTAACAACATCAATACAACCATTATGTATAAAAATATTTTCAGTCCTAACACTCGTTGTTGTACCTTCCCCGCTTACTTCTAAATTCAGCCAGGCGCTTTTTAAATTCGTCCTGGTCTTTCTTCTTCTGTACTACTTCCGGGTCGTCCTGGCTTTTTGGTTCTGTTCGGTGTCTTAAGTCTTTTCGTTCTGCTGCTGTAAGTACTAGCGTTGTACCGTAAATGTCTACATAATGTTTTTGTCCACAAGCTCCGCACCTATGTACTTCATTGTCCTTAAGCCCGACCATTAAGCGCCCACATTGTAGACACTTCTTGTTTTTCTTGTTTTTTATGCTGCCGACTCTTTTAAGTATCATTTTTTCTGTTTTCCTTTCTCTTCCGGCGTTTCCTTTGCCGCCAGGAACATTTTAGTAGCGATATAGACGGCTTTCTGCATCGAAGTATCAAGCTGTCCTACAAGCTCTAAGGCTTCGTCTGCTCTTGCCTTCTTCTTATCCATACTAATAGCTGCTGCCATACTTTCGCTCCTTTCCCGTTCCATATCCGAACCCGTAACCGAAAGGGTAGCCGCCGTATCCGTATTCTTCTTCGTCTCGCTGTCTGCTTACTTTTACGTTCTGCCCGGTGTATGGGACGCATGATATAATTTCTTCGTTTTCGTGTTTGCAGTTGCTAATTGCTGTGCATTTGTTTCTTGCTGGTACTAACCTGGTTTCTCTTCTTCCGTTTTCCTTCTCAATCTCTACAACCCATTTTTTCACTGCTTCGTTCTCCTTTTCTTTGTTACTTTTTCGCGATTTTACCTATAAACAAGGGCTTTACGACTGCTGCCACAGTCTTTTTATCTTTGGTTCGTGCTTCTGATTCTTTTAATCTCTTCCGCTACGTTCTTAGAAGTCCGCTGCTGTAATAAGTTGTCACTGATCTGATACGTGTACTCACTTGAACCAGGAAGCTTTATGGCTATTCCTATCGGAAGTTGCCCCATTTGCATAGCAACCCGGATAAATTGCGGCGAAACGCCCAATATCTCCGCTGCTTCCGCTGGTTTTATGTTGTTTTCCCTCAATCTATCCCGCCTTTCTATGTATTTTCCGCCCTCTGCATTTCTTCCAGGCTTGGGACTGGCTACCGTGGTAGGCTGCATTACGGGTTTAGGTTTTTTCCCTACCAGGTGGCGCGCGTGAATGATTCTTTTTCATTTTTGTACTTCTCCGTTCCGGCTTTATTTACTGTGTAGTCGCTTTTTCCCATTAAAAAAGCTGTAGAAAAACTTGTTATACGTCTGTACGCTCTTTAGCTGGTGTACCCGCTGCTATTTTTATCACAGTATGCAGCTTAAGCTATCTGCTTGCTATCACTGCTGCAAGGTTGCCGTCCTTGCTACTAATGCGCCGTGTGGGACTCGAACCCACGCCCGCCCGGTTATGAGCCGGGTGCTCTGACCAACTGAGCTAACGGCACTGATCGGGCGACTGCTGCCGCCCTAGTGTTTTATGCATCTCTTCCCGCGAATCTCGGTACAAAGTACCCAAAGTCCGTCGCCGGGTATTGGTTTCTTACAATATTTCGCTGTATTCCGACGAAGTCATGTTTAAAATTTTCTTCGTCAGCATTTAAGAAGTCGTCCAGTCTTAAATTAAACTTTTGGTCGGCGCTTTCTATATCCATAATTGCATTTAACGGGTTGCCTTCCATAATTCCAAATGCATTAGCTCTTATACAAATCGCAATGTAGTGATAAACTTTATCTTCTCCTTCTTCCCACGTCATTTTTTATTACCCTTTCTTCTTTTCTGCTTTCTCTGCTAAAAGTGTAGTAAAATGTCTATCCAGTTCCCCGGTTGTCAGTCCTGTAGTTTCTGCCAGCTTTTCTATAAAGTCGCAATAATCTTTATGTGTTTCTTCAAAACCTTTCTTTGCAAGTAACGATTTCTCGATGTTTTCCAGCTTTTCTAAGCCTTTGGCTTCTACTTTTTTCCAAATTTTAATTTGTTCTTCGCTCACTTCTCTACCGTCCTTTCTTCGTTCGTGTTATAATAGTTTTGAGTAGTTTTTTACTACTCGGCTCTTGGTGGAAGGGGGTGTACCGTATGAAGGACACGAAACCGGTCACTAAAGAAGCGTTGATTGCTGTAATCGCTTCTACATTAGCTGAATTTCGCCCCGAATCTGATGATAGTTCTTATGAACCTATCGTTAAGTTCGCCGCCGAACTTCAAGCGCAATTAGAAAAATTGTAGCAATCAAACAGGTACATAAGAAGACCTGTTAGGAACTTCCGAAAGTTTAAGAAGTTCCTGGAAGCCGTTGTATTAGGGGTACAGCGGCTTTCTTTTTGTTGTGCCCTTCATGGATACAAACCCAATCACTAAAGAAGTTTTATAGTCTTTATTGACTATGACGTAATTATATACGTCTATGACTTCTTTGTCAATACTTTCTTTTTTGTTTTTCTTGACTATGACGTATTTTTATTGTATTCTTTAGTTACCTAATACAGAAAGGGGGAATTTAAGTTGGATAAGCGTATCAAAGAATTAAGAAAAGCTTTGAACCTTACGCAAAATGAGTTAGGTTCTCGTATAGGAATGACTCCAAACACAATAACCAACTATGAGACTGGGCGGCGTGTTCCTTCAAACCAGGTTATTTTTTCAATATGCCGTGAATTTAACGTAAACGAAGACTGGCTTAGAACCGGGAACGGCGATATGTTTAATCCCATATCGGAAGACGAAGAACTTGACTTATATGTAGGTCGTATCTCCGGCGGCGCTGATGAATTTAAGAAGAACTTAATTAAAACTCTTTGTAAATTGTCAGAAGACGAATGGGACGTACTTAAGAAAATCATTTCAGAAATGAAATAAGGGATAGACGCTATTAACGTCTACCCCTTCAAGCCCAGGATATAAAAGTATATCTTTCTTAATAGTTTTTCTTCCTGGATAGTGTCTATAAGGTTGTGTAGCTTCTCACGCATTATAGTTAAGCCCCCTTCCTTTTGACAATATCCATTATATTCCTATTTTTTTCGCTCGTCCCGGATTTGAAAAACATTTCCAGGATTGTGGAAATATTTACAAGAATACCAGGTAAAAAGCTGTGTTATGATATA